CGAAATAAACATAGCGGATGAACAGGTAGAGGATCGTCTTGACGATGCTCTTCGGTTCTTCTCCGAATACCACTTCGACGGCGTGGAGAAGGTCTACCTGAAGTATCAGGTGACGCAGACTGACATCGACCGTGGCTACATCGAAATGAAGGCAAGCAACCGCAAGGCTTTGGGCGGTGGTCTTGCCAACGAAGATGCCATCATGACTGCGAACGAGTCGGGTGCTGACAATGTCAACATCGAAGACTTGGTGACGAGCGTAACACGCATCTTCCCGTTCACGCAGCAATCGGTGGGCATGTTCGACATCCGCTACCAATACGCCTTGAACGATCTCTATACCTTCGGAACCATCGATCTCGTTCAGTACGACCTGACGCAGCAATATCTCACTCTTCTTCGGCAGTACCTGTCTCCCGACAAGAGCGTTCGTTTCAGCCGTGTGCAGAACAAACTGTACATCGACATGAATTGGTCGCAACAGGTTCAGCCAGGAATGTTCCTGATCATCGAATGCTATCGAATCCTCGACCCAAGAATCTACCCTGAGATCTATCAGGATCGTCTTCTCAAGAGATACGCCGTTGCGCTGTTCAAGAAGCAATGGGGCGTGAATCTATCCAAGTATGACGGCATCAAGTTGCCAGGCGATGTGATTCTCCGTGGCAAGGAGATTGCAGCAGAGGCAACGCAGGAGATCGATGCCATCGAAAAGGAGATCACCTCCAAGTACGAACTCCCCGCAGACTTCATGATGGGCTAAAACTAAATGGCACTAAACCCGTACATCAGAGTCAATAACAAGACCTATCTTCCCGAGCAGAATCTCGTAGAAGACCTGACCATCGAAGCGATCAAGATCCATGGTCTTGAGATGTACTACATTCCGAGAAACCTTGTGAAGCGTGATGATCTGTTTGGCGAGTCGAAGTATTCTCGCTTCAACAAGTTCAGGATGATTGAGATGTACATGGACACCACACAGGCATTCGAAGGTGGTGACACATTCAGCAAATTTGGCTTTGAGATCAAGGACAGCGTGAAGTTCACGGTGTCCAAGAAGCGTTTCATCAGAGAGACAGGAACACAGAGACCTCTTGAGGGAGACTTGCTGTTCCTGCCCCTCAACCGTGGATTGTTTGAGATCAAGTTCGTAGAGCACGAAAACCCGTTCTATCAGTTGGGCAAGTTGTTCTCATACCAACTGACATGCGAACTCTTCCAATATAGTGAGGAGGAGTTTGATACGGGCGTGAGCGAAATTGATGCTATCAACGACGAGACGGGCTACAAAGTGCAAGTCACTTTGGGAGGCATCTATGGAACGGGATCTTTCGCAAAGGGCGACATCGTATATCAATACTCGAACGGTTCGGTTACGGGAGGAACTACGGGAGAAACTGCACGGGCGAAAGTTCAATCGCTTGACCGCAGAGAATCTCCGACAGTTCTTTCTCTTGCCGATGTTTCTGGCAAGTGGGTGTCTGGAACGACTGCGGCACCGAAATACCTGACCAAGACAGGAAATGGTCTCTATGCATCGGTCGTTGGATCGGATGAACTCATGGCTATCCGTGACGAAGCCAAGAACGACTTCATCGAAACAGAGGCAGATGACATCATCAACTTCAGCGAGAGCAATCCCTTCGGAGATCCGTAATGTTTCAGTACTTCTACCACGGAACCGTCAGGAAAGTTGTCGTTGCATTCGCCTCGCTGTTCAACGACATCTATGTCTCTCGCAAGGACGAGAGTGGCACCGAGATCGAACGGTTCAAGGTTCCGATTGCATACGGGCCTCAGGCTAAGTTTCTGAAGCGTCTTGATCGTGTCGGAACCGATCTTGAGGAAGGTGTGAAGTTGGAGTCATATCTCCCTCGCATCGGATTTGAGATCACGAATCTTCAATACGATTCGTCACGGAAACTCAACACCATTCAACAGACGGCGGCTTACTACGCATCCGACAGATCCCTGCTCTCACGCCGCTACGAGAGAGTTCCGTACAACATGACATTCAGCCTGAGCGTCATGTCCAAGACGATGGACGATGCGTTGCAGATTGTCGAGCAGATACTTCCATACTTTGGCCCCGAGTACACCTTCACGATCAAGGCAATCGATCCAACCGATCAGGATGTTGATGTCCCCATCGTCTTCACATCGGCAACCTTGAACGATGGTGATGACGGCAGTTACGGCGACTACAGCCAACGCAAGGTCACCTTGGTCAACATTCAGTTCATCGCCAAGATGTACCTGTATGGGCCTGTCACTCGTCAGAAGGTCATCACACAGGCGGATATCAATCTCTTCGATACGAGATACTACGGAGCAACGGGGCCGACCTATGCAACGATTTCGGTTTTCCCGTATGCGGGTGTGACTGCGGGTGGATACAACCCAAGCATTACTGCGGGAGCAACGGGATACACAGGAAGCGGTGCTTATACGGTGATCACAGAATTCCCCAACGGAGTCTAACATGTCGGAATGGAAAACTGGCATCTATAGCAAAGGATTTAGTGATTCCGTTCCTTCTTGGGTCGGAAGGTCAAAAAGAAAAACTCCCAGAGCCACAGAAGTTTGGACTGCTTCTTGGTGGTCTACTGATCCTTCTGGAACAACAAATGCGAATAAGGTCGAGGACTATGGTGATGTGAACTATTACGAATATGTCAAGCCGATGATTGCGTTGGCTGACTGCGCTAGTGATGGTGGGTACGAAAACTCGACCGCATCGGAATTCATCAACGGCGAAAATGGATGCCCTACTAGATTTCCCGCAATCACAGAAAAGATGATGGCGATGCCTGAGGGAAGAAGGTCTCTTAGACTGACCCGATATGACAATGGCCCCATATACCAAGAAGTTGCCGATAGATATCCGAACGGAGACCAAAGTCCTTGGGCAGAAGTTGCTGGTCTTACTGTCAAAAATGACCTCATAGAGTTGATCACCGCACTTAAGCAAGATGGGTGCTTTCCCGATTATGTCATCGGTGACCTTCCACCTGGTGAGTACAACATATTCAATTTCTTCGATAGTGGTGTTGGTGGCGACACCAACATGATCAACAACATAACGACAGACCCAAAAGCAAACGAAATTTGGTACCAATCACCGAAGAGTTTCAACAACTTCTACACATTTGATGGGACATACGGTCTCACATTTGGAGAGATCTTTGCTGATGTGTTTCATCCTCAGACAAACAGACAGTACTTGCGTTGGAACGGTGCAGTCACGGCAATTCAAAATGAACTTCTGAATGAGTTCATATACAGACCGATGTTGGCTAATTGGAGAAACGACATCAAGTTCAGCAACTTTGATTCGTTTGTTGCGGATGAGGAAACCCAAATCTACGACATAAATGGTCATCCTGGAGTATCTCCGACATATGTTGGAGACGCTACGGCACCAATTTTGTATGCAACTTGGAATGGCTCTGCTGTATATGGTGTGATGAACACAGACAACACAAGACTTGTGAGAACAGATTGGGGTGCATCGAATGGTGGAACCACAGGATTTTCAAATACCGCATGGAATCAGTTTCTGCTGTTGATACAGAAAGTTCGTGGTGTTAAAAGAAAGACTCCAAGTGTTCCAATGAGACCTTGGATTCCTAGTGTAGATTGGGGAAATGACAACATATTCTCTCCAAGATGGAATGCAGATGGTGCTACGGGTCTTTATTGGGAGTGTGTGAGACACGCAATTCTTACTGGATCCGAAATGCTTAACTATTGGAACTATGGAGATATTGAGAACAACTCTCGGGCACACAATCAGGGAAAGATGGACAACATCATGCGTGAAATAAACCAAAGGACAGGTGGGTTCATCATGCATGAGATAAACACTAGCAGAATCAGTTTTCTTTCTGAGTATGTCATATCGGGATCTCCTTCGGTCTATGGTGGATACCATTGGAGAGTGACTCCAAAGTCTGGAGTCTCGCTTGAATATGAAGGAAATGGTTTGACCTTTGACAACGATGGTGGTCGTTGGATCACCACAACCACATCTGAGGTGCCGTCAATCACGGTGGTTTGACACATGAACAAATCTGATATGAACATTGCGAAAGCACTAGACATAGCCATTCCAACCGAAACCGATGAGTCCACAGAGATCGTTCATTCAGAGCAGACGAACGAAGCACCTGTGGTTGCCAACGGCGAGTACAAGCCATCTGATGCTGATGTGGACTATAGAGAGGTTCGCCGCAATCTCAAGGTAGTCATCGAACAATCTAATAGCGCAATCCAAGGGATCCTTGGCTTGGCTGAAGACAGCCAACAGCCCCGTGCATACGAAGTGGTCGCACAGTTGATCGGTCAGACCTTGGATGCAAACACCAAGTTGGTCGATCTGCACCGCCGAATGAAGGACATCAAGAAGGTGGAGCAGGGTGCGAAGCCGACAACGGTGACCAACAACAGCATCTTCGTGGGAAGCACCGCAGAGTTGCAGAAACTGATCAAGAACCAAAGACAGATGATCGATGCGAATTCTATACCCAATGAGAAGAAAGAATGACGAAGAAGGCTGATGACACATACTTGGGAAACCCGCTTCTAAAGGGCGGGAACATCCAAATCGAATTCACGAAGGAGCAGTTGGAGGAGTACCTCCGATGCTCCCAAGATCCCGTGTACTTCATGGAAAACTACATGAAGATCGTCACATTGGATCAGGGTCTTGTGAACATCAAACTCTATGACTTTCAGCGGGACATCGTCAGGACGGTGCACTCCAATCGCTTCACGATCTGCAAGATTCCTCGTCAGTCGGGAAAGACAACTTGTCTTGTCGGAGAGATCGTCCATCAGGTTCTCTTTAACTCAAACTACAAGGCAGCGATCCTCGCCAACAAGTTGAAGACGGCGACGGAAATCATGGATCGTGTGAAGATCGTCTATGAGAATCTTCCGAAGTGGATGCAGCAGGGAGTCATCGAATGGAACAAGACAAGCATCACGCTCGAAAACGGATCGAAGATAGTCTGCTCCTCGACCTCTTCAAGCGCAGTTCGTGGTTCTTCCTACAACTTCCTCCTGTTGGACGAGTTCGCCTTCGTCCCCGATCAGATAGCAGAGGACTTCTTTGCATCGGTCTATCCGACAATTACCGCAGGGCAAACGACCAAGACGGTGATCGTCAGCACACCTAATGGTCTGAACCTTTACTACAAGTTGTGGCAGAACGCCAAGGCAGGGCGTTCGAACTTCAGGACGGTGGAGGCACATTGGTGGCAGATCCCAGGTCGTGATGAGAAGTTCAAGGCAGAAACGATAAAGAATACATCGGAGCGGCATTGGGCTTCGGAATACGAATGCGAGTTTTTGGGCTCTCAGGACACCCTCATCAAGGCTTCCAAGATCGCCGCCTTGGCTTTCATGGAGCCGATCATGCAGACCAACGAAGGTCTCACGGTCTACGAGATGCCCAAGGAGAACCGCCTGTACATGACCCTTGTGGACACAAGCAGGGCTATTGGGCAAGACTACAATGCATTCACCGTCTTGGATGTGACTGAGATGCCCTACAAGGTGGTTGCGAAGTTCAGAAACAATCAGATTCCCGTAACCGTCTATCCGAATGTGATCTATTCGGTCGCCACCAAGTACAACGAATCCTACATTTTGTGCGAGATCAACGATGTTGGTCAGCAAGTTGCCGACATCATTCGTGATGAGATGGAATACGAGAATATGCTGGAGATCGTCGTAAAGGGTAAGAAAGGGCAGAAGGTTGGAGTTGCCTACGGTGGGGCAAAGACATACAACGGCGTGAAGATGAGCAGCCAAACCAAGAAGATC